AATGATCGTCTGCCGAACATGTAATCAACAAAAGAATGAATCTGATTTCTATTTCAGGAAAGACACAATATCGTTGTTTCTTGCCCAAGATGTAACGCAGTGAAAGGAAGCTCATACGATGCCGAAGCGTAACAATGTTCTTGTGGTAGGTGACTACCATGCTCCAGCAAACCTCAAAAACTACGCAAAGTTTTGTTACGACATCTACGAGAGATGGAACTGCAACAGAACTGTAATGATTGGTGATTTGGTGGATAACGCAGCATTGAGCTTCCACTTAAAAGACCCAACGCATAAAGATCCAATAGCTGAATACAACAAGGCAATGAGAGAGGTAAAAAAGCTCGTTGACCTATTTCCTGATAAAGTTGATTACTTGCTAGGCAATCATTGCGTAAACCCATACCGATGGTGCAAAGAAGTTGGCATCCCAGAAGAGTGGATGAGATCACCGAAAGACATTTGGAATCTTCCTAAAACTTGGAAGGTCTGGCCTCGTTATCACCAACTCGTGATTGACAACGTGATTTACCAGCATGGAGATCGAGGAAGAAATTCAGCTATCTTGAACGCCAAGGCAGAATTTAAGTCCTGCGTGCAAGGTCACTATCATTCCAAAAGTGGCGTTGAATTTTACTGCAATAAAGAGAAGAGAATATTCGGATGCCAAGTCGGGTGCGGAATTGACTATACCAACAGTCAGATGAACTACTCAATACCCTTTACAGCAAAGCCTGTTGTGTCTTGTGCTGTAGTGCTTGAAGGTCGTACAGCTATCGTGGAGCCAATGATCTTATGAGCCTACTCGACCTCTTTGCTACGTTCCTGCAACCTATCTTTGATCTCGTTCCTAGGGTAGCAAGAAGACCTGCATCCAACGAATGGATGATCGTAGATGGATGGATAAAGGGTGTTAGGATAGGGTACAGACCTCTGCTTCACTGCCCAGCAGTCTGTCATGTCGTCTACTTCCCATCCTGCGAAATCCCTATTGATTGCGGGATACAGAGAGTCACCACTGCTGATGGATGCAGCATCGTGATCAATGCAACATGTAGGATCATTATTGCTGACCCAATCCTAGCTAGAGATAAAGTTGATGAGCAGTACGAAGAAGCGGCAGCCATGATTGCTCGAAGCCACATTTGCGACCTAGCATCTGGTCACAACTTTTCGCATGTCATTGAGCTAGTCCAAGAGTCGGTCTGCACCGAAGCAATTTCAGACGATTTAGCCGAGATGGGTATGGAGCTAATAGCTTTTAAGGTCGAGGATCTACAGCGTGTGATCCCGATAGGCTCAGTATAGCTCAGGGACGCTCTCCTCGTCCCCCTGAGCCGCTCTCCTACCCGCGTGACATCTCTATCGCCTTGTTGACTAATCGTGTAGCAGCAGCCTTTCTGAGTGCTGTAGGGATGCCTCTAAAGACCGGAATCAAGAGATCCGATTGAGACATCAAGTGGGATACAATAGTGTTCTTACGTACCTCACAGCCTGCTGTCTGCCACTTATCCATCTTGTCTCGGAAGTCTTTGCACTTGCATCCAGTTTTGAACTGCACTGCCCAGTCTGGGATCAATGACTCTAGTGCTGATCCGGGTTTGTTGTAGAATCCATCAGCTTCTACATTTTGTTGTTGTTGACTGATTTGAATTAGCTTATTCCTACTTGACAATGATTTCTGCTCGGCATCCATAAGATTGCCTTTTCCATCATAAACATCACCGCATCGGCATTTATTTATCTCTGGGTGCAGCCTGCGGAACGATGCACCACATCGGCAGATCATGTCAGAACGTCTATGGATAGTGTATCGGAGTTACCATTGGTCGCTGTTTTATTGACTCGGTTCGTTGTGCTTGGTAGCGAACTGCTGACGCCTGTGAACTCTATTTCTTTGCAATCACTTTTTCTTCTAAAAAGAAAAGTCCAAGTATAAAGCGGAAAACCGTATACCGACTCCCATTTAACGTACCAAGTGTCTGTGCCATCGGAGAACTCCATCCAGCGATGATAGCTTACGCAACTGGTTCCAAGAGTAAACAGATCGTCATAGTAAAGCTCGCTCGCAGTACATGGGCATCCGCAAGTAGCATAGTCTGGTCTGTACGAACTCGAATTAATCGCCGTATACAGCATTACGAGTCCGTTGGTCGCTGTGAATGTTGCTGACTCGTCGTTGATATACAGCGACAGGTTTTGTAAATGTAGATCTCGCGTCGGTATAAACTCGTACCCGATCCCGCCTATCCGCTGGTACTCAGTTACACCGGATGAATCGCTTTCATCATACGTCGGTATCTTTGTAATGGTCGCATCTTCGCTGACGTCAACATCTATTGCACTGCGTGAGTAAGTGTCGTAGCAGGCGTTTCCAGTTGTATCGCTCACGGCGGAATGAATAAAGCTAATTTCTTTGGAAACTGATGCACTACTACTTGCCGCTGGATAGACGAATGATCCTGGCAGACTCCAAAAGTTCTCGACGCCATAGCTACTTGAAAACTCGCCTCGTGGCATCAATGGACGGCAATGCCGCCTTCCTGCAAGTGTATTCGGCCCTAATGAAATGCTGTCATAACTTACCTGCGCATCACCGGGGCAGAACCTCGGAGGATATACGCATGGGAAAGACCCTAATGGCATACCCAAAAGCAACGGCCCGCCACTCGGGTAGATCCTGTCCTCTCTATAAACGTCAAGAATGGCGTCTATGGTTGCCTGCGATGAAGCCACAACATCACAGGTTCCCGTCACCGATAGCGAATGACTTATGGTGTAGTTATCGCCATCCAGATCTGGCTCAGCATAGGCATACGCTCGCCAATCAATCAGCCTGTCTGAGTGTGTCCACGAGTGATCCCCAACTTTGGTGATATATCCATCAAGTGCAGTTGCATCTGCTGTCGTTGCGTCCGCATAAGCTGCTGATGGAACACCTATACCGTATTGACCGACTATTGGATCACTACTGTCATATTCATAATACGCATGGCCCGCAGCTTTGCGCAAAACCCAAGAAATATTACCTGTCCAGAAACTCATGTCTAAAGACGCTGAATAGTCATAGTCGCAAGCTGGATCGCTGCATCCTCCACTACTTAGAATTGGCCCAGTTTTGTTTGCTGTTTGAGATGTTGCTCCATTGTTTACGATATAGGATGCTGGGTTCGTAACGGTGTACCACGGGTTCTGAGCGGTCGGGTAATCATCCAAGTCTAAATTGCAGTCCTCGGTGATCGGAACATCGTCAAGAGAACTGATCGCCGTACATGCTCGATGGCCGGAGTAAACTTTAATTACACCGATCTCTACTGGATTTCCGCCGGTTTGAATCGTGATCTGCACTGTAAGACCTCCAGCGTCATGAGGAAGCCTCATAGTGCTGGCTTGGTCTGCCTTGTCCGTACTGGTATCAGACCTCCAAGGTGGCGCACGATATGCCACAACTCTCGACTCCATTGCAGCCGAGTTAAACACTTCCGCGAAGCGGTATGCAGCATAAAAGTCACCGTAAAACGGTCTGGTGATAGTTGATTTAGTAAGGTTGAAACTATCACGCTCCAGAGTCCTGCAATCGTGCTGAGAGTAGATCAGCGGCCACTGAATGTCATCCGAGACAGTGCTGCCATCCCAAAACGAGCTTGGAGTCACTGGCGGCAGTTCGTTGCTTGCCTGCAAGCAGTCTCCAACCTTGATGAAAAGACCCGGATCGCTGCTCGTCGTTAGCTCGCCGTTATCATCCAGCACCTCGACATCTACTACATAATCGGTACAGCCGATTGGAACCTCAATCGTCACCGTAGTGTTAGCCGGAACCGTGTTATCAGTCCCGCTGATGCCCGTGACGTAGCTGCTGTTCCATGCGGTGTCGCTGTAGCTTGCCACGCCACCCACGACAGTCCGAGTCGGTAGCGGTTTAACCTCGATGATCTCGCAGCAGGTTGTTACACCGCCACAGCATGTGCAACCCGGACTGTGCTTGATGGCCATTAACCACAATCCTCCGCAACGGCAACCAATACTTCTTGGCAGACGCTGACAACAATGTAAGTATCACCAGCAATCGCACTGCTAAACGGGTTGAGTACATCAGCTTCAAACCCAAGTTCTGTCATGGTTCCATCTGGTGCAGCACCAAGCATCTTGCACTTAGCAACGCCAGCTTGATCACCTGTTCTGGCTGGGATGCCGTCTGTTTTTGTCTTCATGACCATTGATGGAGTCAAGAAGCCATTTGACCTACTGACTGTCGATGCTGCCGGATCAAGAGTCTTTGCAAACCTGTTAAGACTTTCAGCAGTTCTTTTATTTTGAAATGCGTATAGCGTCATGGCATTGGAGGCCACTTGAGGAAGTCATTGAAATCTGCTGATCGAAACGGCATGAAACCCATGTAGCTTGGGCGGTCATCACCAGTTCCATCTGTTGATGTTGGCGTGCGCTTTCGCCCATCGGACTCATTGATGTAGCAGGCTTCTACATAGCCAGTCTTTTCGTCTGCGTTTGGAACAAGAATGTCTGGCCCACTTGGGTTGTCTGGATCTTCTTTTTTATAGAACGTATCAACCAGCGGTCGAAGCGTGGCCCATCCAGGACTGTAGAACTCACCTGATTGTAATTGTAGTCCACCAAACAGCTTTGGTTCTCCAGTAACAATGCACTCAATGTCATGCTTTGGGGCCAAATGAACATTGTAGGTAAGCCTCCACTTTTCTTCTTCACCGTTCCCCAGATTGACAGTGACTTCAGTTGCCTCAATGTCAGAAATCATCCACTGACCAAAACCTCGACCGTTCCATTCCTCTGAGTTAATGACATGTGACCTTTGCTCAAGAGTTTCCAAAGTCACATCGTCTTCAAACTGAGTGATACTAATTGTTATCAGTGGAGACTTAGTAACAATTGGATCTTGGAATGGAGTGCCAGTTGGAAGCTTCCAAGACTGCCTGCTTCCCTGTCCATTCCAGTATGGTGACTCATATCTGACAAATTCTTGGCTAGATGTGGTAAAGCTTACGACGACCTTTTTGTCTAGTTCCTCTGGAGTCACCTCATCTTCTGGTTCAGGCTCAACAGCCTCTTCTGGGCTTTGGCTTCCACCTCCACCACCTACACCAAACTCGATTGACTCCCAATCAACAGAAACGTGGAACACAAATGGATTTTCAGCATCGCGGTCAATTGTTTTGCTGCTGCAAAGAAGAAATGGAGCAATCAATCCACCAAATGAATAGCAAGTCCTTCCGATCCTTGGGATGTTGGAATGATTGATGATCAGTAATGGATTTAGGTCGGTTGGAGCTAGTGATGGCCCACCAGACTTTTCTGCAACGACAACAAGATATTTTGTCTTTGCAGAAACTTTTGTCTTGCGTTGTCCGCCACTACCACCACCGCTCTGCTTGTATGAACCGCTGTCAACTCTTCGTTGACATACGGTTATGTCCATGTCGCTTAGTAATGCCATTACGGGCCTCCTACCCCTACAACACCAGTTGTCTCTCCTCCTACCTGAAGGTCATCCAATGCGTCAAGCTGGTCTTGCGTGTTTTGAGCAATTTCGTCTAGTGCTGCTTTTTGATCCTTCATGATCTTTAGTTCTTCATTTTGTTCACGACGGTTCAATATAAGGTCTCGAAGAAATTGGAACTCACCTGTTGATCCTGCACCAAAGCTTGGGCCAGCACCGGCTTTTGCTTGAGCCATTGCGCGTTTTCTGTTTTCAGCATCTTGCTTTACTGCATCTTCAGCAGCTTTTCTCTCAAGCTCAATCCGCTCTTTTTCTTTTTCGATATAATCTTCTTTGGCTTTAATTATCTCGTATTGAAGCCTTAAATATTCTTTTTGTTCTTCATTGACGTTTTGCTGTGCAAGCCATTCCTCAAACTGCTTTCTTTTCTCCATGTCTTCGCGTTCTCGCTCCGACATCCTTGCCTGATCATTCATTTGCTTTTGAGCAGTCTTAAACGCATCCTCTTGTGCTTGCATGGCATCTCTTTCCGCCTTAGCCTGCTCCTCCTTTGCTTTAAGCTCGGCCATCATCTCGGCTTCGCGGTCGTCATCTCTAAGGTTGGACATGGAATTAATACCATGTGCCACCATGTCTAGGAACGCCTGCATTGGATTTGTCAAATATGTGAATATGTTTGTTCCAAGTAGTTCGATACCTAGATTTATTTGACCAATATATTCAATTGCGTCCCCAAATGATTTTAACCAAGCTGCTAGTTCAGTGTCCTTGCCAAGTCCTATTTTTATAAACATCTGGTCAATGAGCGTAAGTATTCTTGATATTTGACCACTTACTGTCCTCATGTTTTCGGCAAGCTGACCACTGACATCGCGTGACAATCCAAAGCTTGCTAAAGCTTTGCCCATCTCTTCAGCAGAGATTAAACCGTCCTCCATCATCTGGCGAACCTCTGCCGTCGTTCTACCCATTGATTCAGCTAGTGCTTTGTAAATAGGAATCCCAGCGTTTGCAAACTGCAAAGCTTCCTGGCCCATCAATCGGCCTTTCATCATTACATCACTGTAAGCTTTTGCAATAGACTTCAGTCGCTGCTCATCACCTCCTGCAAGTCCAGCAAGAAGCTCACCAACACCAAGTGCCTGCCTAGCTGTCATTCCTAAGTTAAGGAGTGCCTCTGAAAGATTGAACATGGTTTCAGTAGCAAAGCCAGTTCTTGCAGCAAGAGACATGATGTTGTCCATCAGCTCCCCAGTTGCCTTAGCATTGTCATTCATAAGAGGCATAAGCTTGATGACTTGTCGCCTAAATTCATCTGCCTTCTTTATGGCAACAGTCATGAACTTTATGTAGACAGCTAATGCAGAACCGGCAGCAAGAATTGGCGCGCCAATCGCACCAAGCGATCTAGCTAAACCTTGAAATTCAAGCGGTAGACCAGCAGCCATTGCAAGATTGCCAGCCATCTTTGAAAGACCGCCATTTACGCCGTCAATCAATTCAGGCATCCTGCTCAATAGAACTTTGAATCTTCCAAATGATGTGAAATACCTAGAAAGGTCTTCAAAGCGACGAGCGTGCCTTTGCCTGCGATAATCAGCAAGTTCTTTTTCAAGTCTCTTCTCTTCCGCAATGCGATGCTTCTCAGCCTTCAACGCTTCCTTTGACGCACGCTTTTCTTCTGCTATCTGAACATCAGCCAAGTCCTGAGCAATCTTCTTGGCTTCTTTTTTCTTGTCAAGAACTTTCTGTAGGTTGGCTAAGACTTCCTTCTCGGCTTCAGCGCGTTTGTTCTCCTCGGCTATCTTTTCTAGCTCTTTTTCCTTGTCAACAATTCCTTCCATTTGGCTAATTATCTGCTTTTGATAATCGCCAAGGATTTTTCGCTCTTGCTCGCTTGCCTTAACAGCACGATCACCAATGGCATCAAGTTCGGCTTGGAGTTTTGCAAAGTCAGAGACAGATGACTTGATTGCCCTTGCGATCAAGTCTTGTTCAGATTTGACTGTAGCAGCACCTCTGGCAAATCCTCTAGGGTCTAGGACGACCTTGTAGTACAGTGCCCCGATTACGTCGTTGCTCGCCACTTGCCATTCTCTCTAGTAGTTTAGATGCTTCTTCTGGTGCATGTTCGGTATGCTTGCCAGCAGCCTTTTTATAAGCCTGATCCTCTATCTCTTGCTTGCGGACAAAGTATGCAATCCACCAGTCAACCAAGACTGGTGGCACATTGTTCATCCAAGCAATAGGATCATCTATCTTGAGTTCATGGCAGATCGAAAACACCCAGTAAAGCCTGTAGTTTTTACTGAGTTCCTTGATCAGTCGCTCGACCTGCCTCGGACGTTTCCCTCCTGCTCAGACGACCATTTTTCAATGGCACTAATCAGGATGTCGGCCTTGAGTGCGTCTAGCTGCTCAAGATCAGAGATGTCGCTTTCTTCAAAGAGAGGAGTACCGTCCTTGTCACAAAGATGGTCAATGATCGTATACATCCTAGCGCGACCAAGACTGTCAGTGATAATCTCGCCGGACTTGTTGTAGAGGCTTGCAAGCCTGCGTGAACGCTGAAATTGCGTCACTGGCTTTACCCATACATCTTGTCCGAAAAGCTTCTGAGGCAGCTTCTCTGGCTTATTGCAAGCGGCTTCTTTAAGTAAGATCTTTTTCGTTAAGCTCATCTTCTTCTCCTTCAATGGATGAAAGTTGTTCAAGACTTATTTCTGGAGGCCCAGAAGACTCTAGTGAATCTTTATTCAAGAGTTCAGCAACTTCTTCCTCGACCCACGACCTAATAGCAGGATCTAGCTTGGCCATAAAGACAAGCTTGCTATTTGGCTTCCATCCTATAAGTCCAATACGTTCACGAACCTTAGTCTTATCATCCTTGATGTAGACTAAATATTGTTCGTGAACTACATCTTTCTTTGTCAGAAGATGAGTCCCAACATGAGACTCTAGCTCGACATATTTACTCAAAGCTATCTCCTTGGTGGTGGTGGTGTAAAAGCTTTACTAGGTTCCTGCCGTGTATGTAGGGCCAGTGCCGCCATCAAACACGAAGGTAATAGTTTGCTCAAGCAATCCATTTGGCTCAAGAGAAGGCATTTGGCAAGAACTAACAAAGCCAGTTCCGGTCAAAATGCCACCTGACGAACCTGCCGATGGCAGAGTTACGGTAACTGTGTCAATCAAGCCATTTGGAATCTCAGGCTCATCGTCCAATGCGAATACCATCGTGATCGAGATTTCGCCAGCATCCACTAGCTGACCAGGCAGCTTCTTTGTGAACTCAGCAACAACTCCTGTGCCGGGAGGGTTATTGGCTCCTGAACTACTTAGGCAGCTTGCCTCGATAGCTTCAAGAGAAAATTCTGGCAGGGAAATAGACCGCACACATGCGATAGTTCCGATGGTCGTAAACGCAACGGTAGTCCCCTGACTGGTAGCTCCTTCAACTGCCATTTTTATTAGCCTCTGCTGTAATTGATAAAGTATTCTTGGCTACACCAGTATCCACGCTGGTCTGAGCCATCGGTCGGTTCAAGAATCTGCCAAGAAGTGCCGGAATCAACCGTGATTCCTTGAATCGGATGCGTTGCATCTGTGGATGAATACTCACCAAGTGAATCTTCAATGGCTTCTTGTATTTGTTCTGCTTGGCTTCTCGTATCGCAGATAATGTCAACTTGCATCCTAGATGCGTATTGTTTTACCTGACAGTTGTTGACGGTTGGTCTTGCTATGGTGTTGACGATGGTCAACACAACAAAAGGTAAATCGTCATCTTGTGGTGGATTGTCTGCAAATATTCTACCACTCGCCAAAGTGTTTACTGACGAGTCGGCTTTAAGTCTTGCAATGACTTGTGGTATGGGTCTTGTCATCAGCCACCTATTTCCGAAGGATCAATGTTCCAATTCATCAATGCCTTCTTTATGGCTGATTGCTGCTGAACAATAGTGCTTCTTCCTGCTGGGCCTAAGAATGGTCTTGGCCTTAACGCTCGCTTTGCTGGCTGACCCCACCACTTGTGATTTGGCGCACCAGTGCTTGCCCCAGCAAGTGGCTCATGTGTGTGAGCAAAGTTTTTGCCTCTTGGCCCAGCCTCATATCGTGGCCCAACAATCTGGCTTGCCACAATACCGCCCTGCTTCCTGCTAATATTCTTTTTGATGATGCCGCCGGGATCGCCTAACGATCTGTTATTGGCTCCACGCTTTTCTAGTACCTTTTTTGACCAAGCACCTTTTCCGACATTAACCATTTTGCCGTTACGGAAAACACCCCTTGTCTTTGTCTTCCTTGACATTCCAAGTGTTTCGCCGCCACCTTTTTTTACATTCTCAACAGCTTGTTTTCTAACAATCGTCGCAGCATATCCAACGGCTGTCGGGCAAACTTTCTTGAGTAGCTCATCGCTAAGTTTTGATAGGTCAACGCCAAGATCTGTTGCAAGAACAGATGTCTGCTGTGCTTTACGCTTCTGTGCAGACTCAAACTGCTTCGTCTTTGTGACTAACTGTGTCTTAAAACTCATTTGGTACTCCTGAGTTCAAGCCTTACAGTAAATCCGTCACCTGAAACATCCCTGACTGCCGTGATTCCGTATGTCTTTCCGTCAATAATACAGCGGTGTTTCGAGTCGATTTCAGCATCGTCAATTTGTGGCTTATCGCCTACGGCTACTTTCTCTGTTGTCGATTTGGTCATCATCCCGTCGATGATTTCGCCGCCAGATACATCAATCAGTTCACATGGCCAATCTGTTACAACAGATGTCCAAGCTTCCGATGTGTAATTAACGTGACCATACTCATCGACGGTCGTGGGCGGCCCTTGGATCGTGGCAAGGTAATTCCTGTGGCCAACCCTCTTTCGATTGAATCCTGTGACCTTTGGCATTACGGATACGAACTCCTGATCAATTTCTTGACTAGGTTCTCGTAGGTTCGACCATCATTCGTGTTGACGCCATTCTCTTGAGCAGGATCATAGTAGTATCGACCAACCTCAACGAGAATTGCTTGCTTATAAAGCCTTGGCAAGCAGTCAGCACTTGTTACTCCGCATGTGAAGTTGACAAACACTGTGTCTCGTTCGCTGGGAGTCAGTAGTGTCTCTGGCCAACCGTCATCGTCGTTAAGGCAAGTAACCGCATTTCGGCCACTGTCAAGAGAATACTGGTCGACTGATAATGTTTGCTCTGCACCGTCTTCATCCAAGTAGGTGATCGAACTTATGGCAGTAGCACTTCCCATGTTCAACAGAATGGCTTTTCCCTCTTCTGGGAAACCATATTGACTCTGTTGCCACGTTGCCTGAACAAGACACCTCTCGATGTCTCGCTCAAGCTGTTCTGTAGCAGACTCAATCAGCCTTGTTATCAGATCGTTTTGTGCTGACCCGCTTACCCTTAGATGCGCCTTTGCCTCGTCCAGCGTCACCGCTAGGAACTGAGGACTTGACGTTCTTTTTAGAGTCCACTTCATCAGCTACGATCTCGATTGCTTTACAGTCTAATAGAGTCTTGATGATCCCTTCCCGAAGAGAAGAATCATCAATCACACGACCCGCCTCAAATCCGAGGCGAGTCTTTACAAAGATGTACCTACTCATTACGAGGTAATCGTGATCTTGGAAATTACCGAAGGATTAGCAACGATCTGCGATACCCGCTCTGTCGCGACAACACCGATTTGATCGTTCTCGGCGTATAGCTCGCTCAGGGTCTTGAAGTTCAAGGCACGACGATCCCCGAAGTAGCAACCAAGTCGAAGGTCACCAAAGACTGCAAGCAGATCGCCAGGTGTGCTTGCGGATGCACCGGGAAGAACATTCACAAAGTTGACCGGATAACCAAGAAGGGTAGGACGCTGTCCTTCTTCCAGTTCTCTCATGCTGTTACTTCCGGCAGCATTTAACAAGTCGCGAATGGGGCCATGGAACAGAGTGGAGTTGATGTACCACTCGTTTCTAGCACCAACAATTGGATTGCCAACACCGACACTGCAAGCAGTGAGGTCGGTGAGTGCAAGAGCCGATGGGGATGCAACATTCGTGTCATCAATCAAAGTGTTACCCTTGATAGCGGATGCTGGAGCCAAGATGCCTCCAGTTACGCCGTTGAAAAGGTTCTCATCTTCAGCAATGGAGATGCTGTAAGCAATCGACTCAACAACAGTGTCCATCATGCTGACAACGCTGTCTTCTGTGATCTCGCTAGACATCTTGACCAACGCTGCGAGCTTCTGTGCAACGAGCTGCACGGAGCCGAAGGAAAGATCGGATTCCGTAATTGCTCCCGCCTCTCCGGGGTAATATACGGCAGCATGAGCAGTTACCTTTGGAACAGTCCAAGTGTCTGCCGACATGACGACCCGCTGACATGCTTGTCGAGCAACGCCAGACGATTCCAAGAGGTTAATTAAAGCATTGGAGAGCGGATCAGGTACAGTAAACCCACCGTCAGCATCGACGCCAATCGACTGTGCAGCAAAAAACTCTTTTGCTTTTCGGTTCCCGCCAAGAGAGGCCAGGTACATGCCGGAGGTAAACGCATCTTCAGCGGAGGCAAAGTGCTTAACTCGCTGGTTTTTAACACGGGCTGGGATCACTTGTTTGTCTTCCTTGACTGAGTCTTCAATTTGAGCAGGCTCTACAATCGAGCTTGTTTCTGGAATTGCCTTAGCTGCTTTTGCAGCATCAAGCTTGTCTTGAACCGCCTGAAGAGACATCCTTTTCTCCTCAAGCGACTTAAACTCGGCGTCGAGTTCGTTGACCAACTCAATCTGGTTTTGATCAAGTTCGTTTTCCTGCGATAAATCGCTTAGTGCCTGCAACTCGTCAGCAATTGATTCGAGTCGGGCGTTGATCTCATGAATCTGTTTCATAGCTTCCCTTCTTGATTAAGTCCCGACTCCTTCGGGAA